CGATTAGGCCTGAATGCAATAATAAGGAGGTGTACCACTAGTATGGGAACCAAAGTAATAAACCCTTCATTGGATCAATGATAAGGATATCGTTACTTTTAAACGCTCATTAGCGTTTAAAGGTAAAGCGGTAAGCAAGGTTACCTCACAACTGATCAATTTACAAGTAAATTGGATCAAGAACGAGGGCCAACAGGGAATAATCAGATCTAAAGATCTATTCTTCTCCTGGAGGCAATGGATAACATCAGGTTGTAAACGTGATGCTATCCCCAGCGTACACAGAAGACACAGTCTTCATGGTCGCTTACGCCAGGCTATGCTATGCATAGTTAAGGCATCTCATACCGAAAAGGTTGTATTGATGAACTTAATCAGTACCGCTTTGAGGTTCCATGAGCTATACGGGCCTGCATCAGCTAAGGTCCTTAAAGAAAAGTGGCGAGAGTTGCGAGCAACTATCGAAACTTACAGCGATGATGCTGTCATGCGTTGTGCCTTCGAGAAGTCACAAGACATGTCTTTTAAATACAGAGAGGATGATACTCTAAGAGAGTATCAGGCCAGCAGAATTATCAAGAAGTTTCTTGATAATTATACACGCTTTGCATCTAAAGATGCAAATAAGCGACGTCCTATAGTCTTAGACTATAGACTATCCGCTAAGCCAGATGAGACGTTGGTTCTTGTTAAGAACTCACCTCATTTATATATTAAGGAAGTAGACGGCAAGCCGGTTACTACTGCCTTAATATCAGTGATTGGGCAACCTTTGGATGTCCACGCACTGTCTCTGCCTCAAAAGATCACAGGTAGGGTACCTGTGTCTCTTAAGAAGAATCAAACTCTTGAGTTTGAATGTCTTTATGACGTGCTGATGCGATTGGCAAAGGAGATGTGTTTAGTATTTAATGGCCAAGCCATTAAATATGCACAGAAGGCTCCTATAGGAGTTATTCCGGAACACATACAGGTTAATCCTGGTAGGATAGTTCCTATCGAGGATAAAGCTGGCAAGGTGAGGCCTATAGCCACAACTTGCTATACTGTTAACGAAGTCATGACTCCGTTACACAGATTCCTATTTGCGATGTTATCGCAACTCCCTTGTGACAGTACAGAGCAGTCATTCGGTATTCAAAGAATACTTGAGAAGACTGGAAATCTCGAATACGCAGTATCCGATGATTTAACTTCTGCTACTGACACTATGCCGAGATATATCCAGAGTAAGATAATGGCAACTATGTTGTCCGTTCATACTCAATGTACTCGTCTGCAAGCCGAGAAACTATGTGCCCTTTGGGAGATAGTTTTCGGTAACATAATGTTCAAAACTCCTGATGGTGATTATATCACATACGGGAGAGGTCAAGCCATGGGATGTTTTACATCCTGGCCTGCCATGTCTTTGATGAATCATACAGTAGCCATGGCTGCTGCATACCATTCTTATGGTAATGATTACACAAAGATGAACGCCTTCCTAAAGGAAGGTTATGTTGTCTGTGGGGATGACATTGTCATCTTCGACAGAGAAGTTGCATTAGTCTATGAATTCATAATGAATTCATTAGGCGTCAAGATCAATAAGACAAAGTCTTTTGAATCTGATCTTGCCGAGTCTTATTCACGTGCTGAATTCTGTAAGAAGTTAGCAGTGAATGGACATATCGTGAGTGGAATATCGCCTAAGGCTTTATTCCGTAGTGGCATGGATAAGGGTCAAACCCTTATTCCGTCAGCCATTGATAGTCTAAAGACTATCAATGGTGGCTCCTTACTAAGCAAACGTTGCTTGGAAAAGGTAGCTAGTCGCTACCCACGTCAGCTCCACAGTATTCCTTTGGAATACGGGGGGCTAGGGTTCGTCACAGACGTGCCCAAGTCCAAAGTATTGGCTAAAGACGGCTTCGTAATAGTATATCACTATTACAAGCTTAAATCTTTATTATCCTACGGGATAACTAAAGATGCTCTTTACGGAATGACATCGTCAACTGACAATGCATTCTTTGACCAATTAACCCTAGTGGACGAACTGTCACAGTTCGAACTAAGGCTTTCCAATAAGTTTTCCGATGGAAAACCACTTTGGATGAGATTGGCTTCCCGTGAACCATTATCTGCAAATCCTCAGGATTTACAGATCTCACGTGACCTTATTTCCATTTTGGAAAGATGGGTCAAGGTTCCGGGTGCGTACCACTCAGCTTCAGAAGATGAGTACTACTTCGTAGTCTCTAATCTTCCGGAGATCTACTCTAAGTTGTCTAACAACTTATTTGTTGGAACTCCAACTAAGTCACAGGATGTTCATCCTATGCGCTTAATAGAAGCTAAGGCTGCTTTAAGAGTCTATAGACGCTTAAAGAGTCGCAACAAAGATGGTTCGCCTTCTCTCGCACTTGTGCGTGAGTGGGATAATGAAGTAGATTCGAATTCGAATCTAATTCACCAACTTGCTTAC